ACAATGGTATGTATTTTGAGTGGAGAGTATTGAAGGCATGGCAGACCAGAGAATCAGAAAAGAAGAAGCCCTATGGCAGATGGTTCTGTGCAGTTAAATCACCTATGACCTATGGCTCATGGGAAATGGGGGATGTCTATGCAAATGAAATACTTGAAGTGAACCCCAAACTTATCCAAGCAGAAGCACAATGGATAGAAAGAATGGAAAGCTAATGACAAATAAAAAGTTTGAAGTTATTGCACATGAGGTAGTAGAACACCTATATATAATAGAAGCAGAAGATATGGACGAGGCCATTGACCTAATCCAAGAAGAGGATTATGAACCTGTCCATAAAGAAAGCATTATGAAAATGATAGACGAAGTAAAGGAGATTAGTTATGTCTAACAAAAAAGCACCTTATGAAAGAAGAAATGTAATGGTATCTGCATCAGACCTTTCAACCATTGTTGCCCATCACTGGGAGTTAGCAGACAAGCTAGAGAATGATGGCTTTGAATTTATTGCTGAGTCCATTCGGGATGTAGGTAAAAGATTTGAGGAGAAGCTATATAAGTCTGGCTTCTGGGTACAATGACAGTAAATGTAGAACTACTAATATATATAGTAGCAATAATGTGTATGATAAAATTTATGTTACATGGAGATAAAGATTAATGTTGGCAGAAGTTTTTAATATATCTCTATTGATATCTTATATCTTAGGATGTATAATAATTTTATTCTTATTACTATTTAAAGAGGATTAGAAGGAGTTAAGAAATGGAAAACCTCTGGATTAAAGACAGAAAGAAATTGTTTAGAGAATTATATCACCAGTATTTAGAAGAAGGATATGAGAACAAAGAAGCTAAGAAGTTGGCAAAAGAAGAAGCAGAAGAAATGATGGCAGAGTACGAAGAGTTTGCTATGTCTGTTGCTAATGAGGAGTTTGGAGATGACTAGTTTAGTAGAAGAAATAATTGGTGATGATGGAAGAGAAGCAACCATCCATGAGTTTGAAGAAAGCTATGAAGTAATCTTGGCAAAGGATGGTAAGATACAACATCAAACATTTTTTCCTCTTGATGAATTTGGTTTAGAACTTTCAAGAGATTGGGCTAATCGTTGGGTAAAAGGAGTAAATTATAATGACAATAACACTGAATGAGTACCAAGAACTGGCAATGAAAACTGCAATCTTTCCAGAGAGTGCAAAGTATTCTTACCCTGCTTTGGGTCTGGCTGGCGAAGCTGGCGAGGTTGCTAACAAAGCAAAGAAACTGATTCGGGATGGTGCAACAGAAGAAGAACTACAACAGAAGCTGTTGGACATTGCAGATGAATTGGGTGATGTCTTGTGGTATGTTGCAGCAATGGCACAGGCTTGCGATGTAAGCTTGGAACATATTGCAAAGGCAAATCTACATAAGCTTGCAGACAGGGCAAGGCGTGGTAAACTAGGTGGAGATGGAGACAAGAGATGAGTAAAGATATTATGAAAATGACCCATGAAGAACGTATAAAGTATTGGGAAAAGGAAGCAGAGAAAAAGAAAAAAGAACGACAGAAAAGTGTAGATGGTTTGTCTTCTGAACAGATGGAAGCGGTAAAGATGGTACGCAAATATGCTTCAATGATATGTGACGAAGCTCTGCATGGTGCAGGTGTACGGTATATTTATTGTGACCAGTTTACTGAACTTGAAGAAGCTTTGGGTAAATTAAATAATCAATTCAATCTGTTAGGAGAATCTTATGATTGATGTCTATATAACAACAGGGTTTGATGACAAGGTAGTGACCAGTATACCTCACTATGAGTTAGAAGATTGGTTGATGCACAGGGAAAACCTATGCAAAGTCATGGGTTATGAAACAAAAAGAACAAATAGATTGCTTCATGTGCTTGACAAGGGTATGCTTCACTGTGTATACTTCACCCGAAATTAGATAGGAGAATAAATGGAACACCAAGAATCAAAAGAAGTTTCCAGAGGCGGTTGCGATGCTTGCGGCTCGTCAGACGCAAACATAACCTACTCAGATGGACACACTTATTGTTTCTCATGTACAGCATATACGAAAGGGGATACAGAAGATATGCAATACACAAAGCCAGCACCTATTCAAGGTGTATATCACAACCAGTTTACAGATGGTCAGGTAACAGGAATAGCAGACAGAAAGATTAGCCAACAGACTTGTCAATTCTTTGGCGTAAAGACTGTCTCTTCTGGTGACCAGATAGTAAAACATATCTACCCATACTTTGACGAATCAGGTGCTCATGTAGCCAACAAGGTTCGTCAGGTACAGAACAAAGGCTTCCTGTCAGAAGGTCAGCTACCAAAGGCAAAGCTATTTGGTCAGCAAAAGTTTGGACAGAAGGGCAAGTTTATTACCATCTGTGAAGGCGAACTGGATGCTATGTCTGCCTATGAACTGATGGGTTCTAAGTGGCCTGTTGTGTCCATCAAGAATGGTGCTCAGTCTGCACTCAAAGATGTGAAACAAAGTTATGATTACCTCAATCAGTTTGAAACAATCGTTATCTGCTTTGACAATGACGAACAGGGCAAGCTGGCTGCAGGTAAAGTTGCTCAGTTGTTTGAGCCTAATCGTTGTAAGATTATGGATATGCAGTACAAGGATGCTAATGAGTATCTCAAACTAAACAAACGTGAAGAGTTTACTCGTGCATGGTGGGATGCAAAACAGTACACACCTGCTGGCATCCACAACCTTGCAGACATATCAGACAGGCTGTATCAAGAAGAAGATGTAGAGACTTGTCTCTATCCTTATCAGGGTCTGAATGAGAAGCTGTTTGGTATTCGTACTGGCGAACTGGTAACAGTTACTGCAGGTACAGGCGCAGGTAAGTCCAGCATGATGCGTGAGTTGATGCATCACCTACTTATGAATACAAAACATAACGTAGGTGTCTTCTCTCTGGAAGAGAACATCAAGCAGACTGCTTTCCATCTGATGTCTGTTGAGGCAAGTGACCGTATCTATATCAAAGAGGTGCGAGAGAAGTACAGCCTTGAACAACTGAAAGAGTTTGAGAAGAAGACCATTGGCACACGTAGGTTCTATGCCTTTGACCACTTTGGTTCTATCACTACAGACGAGATACTTAGCAGGGTACGTTACATGGTCAAGGCTCTGGACTGTAAGTTCATTATCATTGACCACCTGTCCATCCTTGTATCAGGCTTGGAAGGTGAAGATGAACGCAGAAACATTGACCAGCTTATGACTAAGCTTCGGTCTTTGGTAGAAGAAACCAGATGTGCAATGCTGCTTGTGTCTCACTTGCGTAGGGCAACAGGCGATAAGGGTCAGGAGCAAGGTAAGGAAATATCCCTGTCCATGTTACGTGGCTCACATTCTATTGCCCAGATTAGTGACGCAGTGATTGCATTGGAACGTGACCAGCAAGCACAAGACCCTGTACAAGCTAACACAACGGCAGTCAGGGTATTGAAGAACCGTTATGCAGGTGAGACAGGTGTAGCCACCTACCTTCTGTATGACAAGGACACTGGCAGAATGTCAGAGATTGAGAACCCGTTTGAGACAGACTCTAACCCAGATGATATAGGAGATTTTCTATGAAGGTAGCAAAGATTGATGGCGCATATAACAGGCGTTTTAGTCGTGAGAGTTACGAAGAGAATGATGCCAAGGCAAGGGATGCCATTATGAATTACTTAACAAATAATGGACATGAAATACTTGATAGCACAGAGAACTTTTCGTTTGACATCAAGAGTAAAAAAGGGGATAATACATACTTCTCAGAAGCAGAGATGAAGAACCAATGGAAGGGTGACTGGCCTGACACATGGAAGGAAATCAGGATACCCTACAGAAAGCATAAGCTTATCAATAGGATGGCAGAGTTAGGAGCAGACAATCACTTCTTTAATTTCTATGTCATTCGTAATGATGCAAAGATGGCATGGCGAATCAAAGACTTTGTTGTTGCCGAATCAGAAGTGAAACAGTTATTTAGTTATCGTGTAAAAGGTGAAAGCTTTTTTCACATACCATATCAGAAAGCGGAGTTAGTAGAACTATGAAAAGAGTAGTGCTTGATATCGAGACAGATGACCTTAATGCAACTGTAGTACATTGCATTGTGGCACAGGACTTAGATACAGGCGCAGTGGACACATGGTATGGGGAGTCCATAAAGGACTTCCCTGCATGGTCAGAGAGTGTAGATGTCTTTGTCATGCATAATGGTGTGTCCTTTGATGCGCCTGTTGTAAATCGTTTGACAGGCAGTAAGATACCTTTGAAGAAGGTAAGAGATACACTGATTATGTCTCAGCTTTATGACCCTTCCCTAGAAGGTGGTCATTCATTAGAAGCATGGGGTCAGAGACTTGGCTATCCTAAGATAGAGTTTAATGACTTCTCTGTATTCACACAACAGATGCTGGACTATTGTAAACAGGACGTAGTTGTAACAGTAAAACTATACGAACATTTACTTCCTCACATGAAAAAATATTCAGGTAAATCTATTCAGCTTGAGCATGAGGTGAGAGCAATCGTGGACAAGCAGGAAGAGAATGGATTTAGTCTTAACATCCCGGAAGCTTCATGTCTTGTTGCAAGGCTCTCAGAAGAGGCAGCAGAGATAGAACAGGAGATGCAAGCTATCTTCCCACCTATCGTAACAGAAAGGTACTCAGAGAAGACAGGAAACCGATTAAAGGACAAGGTAGAAGTATTCAATCCTGCTTCCAGACAACAGATAGCTAAGAGGCTTCAAGAGAAGGGATGGAAACCTAAGACCTTTACCCCTACTGGTCAGCCAGTGGTGGACGAAGGTTCTCTTAGTGGTGTAGATATTCCAGAAGTGAAAAAGATATTACAATATCTATTACTTCAGAAGAGAGTTTCACAAGTCAAGTCTTGGCTTGACGTAGTGGAAGACGATGGTAAGGTTCATGGTAGAGTTATTACCTTGAAAGCCATCAGTGGACGTATGGCTCACAACTCCCCGAACATGGCACAAGTACCTGCCGTTTACTCTCCCTACGGTAAGGAGTGCAGACAAGTTTGGAAAACAAGCAGTGATAAATACAAACTGCTGGGATGTGATGCTAGTTCACTTGAACTTAGATGCTTGGCACACTATATGGGTGACAAGAAATTTACTGATGAGGTAGTGGGTGGTGACATCCATACTGCAAATCAGAAAGCCGCAGGACTTCCTACCAGAGATGCAGCAAAGACATTTATCTATGCTCTAATTTATGGTGCAGGTCCAGCTAAGATTGGTAGTATCGTTGGTGGTGGTGCTAAAGAAGGACAGGTCATTATGAAAAAGTTTATGTCCAATATGCCAGCCTTGAAGACCTTGCGTGATAAGGTAGACAAGGCAGCATCTACAGGATATATTCGTGGTCTTGATGGCAGACTTCTAAAGGTACGTCAGCAACACGCTGCCATGAACCTATTACTACAGGGTGCAGGTGCTATCATTTGTAAAGAATGGTTGCGGCAAATAACTTTAATGGCGCAACGGGATTATGATTACAATCTTGTTGCGTCTATCCATGACGAGTATCAGTTTGAGGTTCGTGCTGACCAAGCAGAACGCTTTGGTGAACTCACACAGAAGGCAATGAAGCAGGTTCAGGAAACACTGTCTGTTAATTGTCCTCTGGACAGTGAATTTAAAATTGGAAACAATTGGGCAGAAACTCATTAATAGATGTTGACATACTAGTTTGTATGTTATATACTTTCAAAATCAGAAGTGGCTAAGACCACACAGTAAACTAAATAGGAGAAATAAAACTATGCCAGTATTATCAGGAAAGTCCCATTGGGCAACTATCGCAGCACCTAACACAACCTTTGAGCCAGTATGGTCTATCGACTTGGCTCTCACTGGTGAGGAACTTGCAAAGGCTCAGAACATGGGCATGACCATTAAGAACAAGGGCGATGAACGTGGAGACTTTGTTACCATCAAGCGTAAAGTAAATCGCAGAGATGGTGGTCAGAATAATCCACCTGCTCTTGTAGATTCCAATAAGAATGATATGGGTCAGACCCTTATTGGTAATGGCTCTGATGTCAATGTTCTATTCAAAACCTATGAATGGGAATATGCAGGTAAGAGTGGAGTAGGTGCAGACCTTCAGAAGGTTCAAGTTGTAAAACTTATTCCTTATGGAGATGCCGAAGACTTTGATGTTGTGTCTGACGGTCATAGCGCAGTGGATGCATTAGACGATGATATCCCCTTCGGCAACACTGGTAGCTAAAACATAACATCAATAAGGGTGCTACACATATTGGAATATGGTAGTGAGTTGGCTAGAGTAGGGTGGGTACGCCAATTATTAAGGAGTTAATATGTTAGACAAGCATGAATATAAAATTACTATGTCTGCTGAGTACTTAGACTTTGGAAATAAAACCACAGTTGAAGGATTTGTAACTGACCTAAATGATATATCAGATATTGTATTAGACTTTTTACGTGCAATGGGATATACATATATAGAAGATATTACTTTCCATAAAGAGTTTGAGGATTTATTAGATGACTGACTATGTAAATAAACCACCACATTACCAGACAGGTGAGGTAGAATGTATTCAAGCAATTGAATCTGCCTTGACCCCTGAAGAGTTCAGAGGATACTGTAAAGGTAATGTAATAAAATATACTTGGCGAGAGCAATACAAAGGCAAAGACCAAGACTTAGAAAAAGCAACATGGTATCTAAATAGATACTTAGAAAAGGAAAAACAATGAAAACTATAGATACTCTAATTGAAGACATACATACTCTTCTTGAGGAAGGTATCAATACTTCGTCTGTACAAACCAGAGATGCTATTGAAAACTTTTCTAAGGAAGTTGCCTTCTCTTTGAAGCGTCAGCTTGGCGAAGGTAAAAGAGAGAAGCAAAGTAGTTTACGTATGTCTCAGATTGGTAAGCCAGACAGACAGCTATGGTACGAATTAAAAAGTCCAGTAGAGCCAGCACCGATTGACGGTCAAACTAAAATGAAGTTTATTATGGGAGACATCCTTGAGGCTCTTCTAATTTTACTTACTGAATTGTCTGGACATGAAGTAACAGAACAACAAAAAGAAGTAGAGGTTGATGGTGTTAAAGGACACAAGGACTGTCGTATTGATGGTGTGCTTGTTGATGTTAAGACTGCTTCTTCCTATGCCTTCAAGAAGTTTAAGGAAGGTACTCTTCACAGTGATGACCCCTTTGGTTACATAGCACAGATATCTGGCTATGCAGAGGCAGGTAATGACCAAGAAGCAGCCTTCTTTGCTATTGACAAATCATCCAGTGAGATGGCAATTATGAAGGTGGAAAACATACGCATGATAAATGCAAAGCAGAGGATAGGTAAGGTTAAAAACTTTATCGCTTCTGATGTACCCCCTGAGAGATGCTATCCAGATGAAGAGGATGGTAAGTCTGGAAACAGAAAGCTTGCAGTAGGTTGTATCTATTGTCCTTATAAAGAAGACTGTTGGAAAGATGCCAATGGTGGTCAAGGACTACGTAAGTTTCAATACTCTAATGGTATTAGATATCTTACACAGGTAGGTAAAGTACCTGATGTGCCAGAGGTAACTAATGGCTAAGAAAAAAACAAGAGACAAGAACGAGCACAACTATCGTTCTAATTCAGAATTTAATTGTGCTTGTTTCTTGAATAAGAATAAGGTTGAGTTTGAATATGAAACATTTAACATACCTTATTTATGGCAAGAAGATAAGAAGTATATACCTGACTTTATTCTTCCTAATGGAATCATACTGGAAGTTAAGGGAAGGTTTATGCTTGAAGACAGGAAGAAACATTTGTTTATTCGTGACCAGCACCCTGAACATGATATCAGATTTGTCTTTGATAATCCTAATAGGAAACTATACAAGGGTGGCAAGATGACCTATGGTGATTGGTGTGACAAACATGGCTTCCTATACTGTAAAGGTGGGGAAGGGATACCAAAAGCATGGCTAAGACCTTTAACACCTGCAGCCCCTATAGGTGTTGCCGCAGCAAGAAGAAATAAAGCTATAAGTAAAATGAAAAATAAATGCAAATAAAAGACATAATACTAGCAGAGGATGAACAGGTAGAGCTAAGAACATCAGAGAGGACTTTATTCCTAACTGTTATTCTTCAGGCTCTTCTTGACGCAACGAAGCCCCGATATGATGGTGAGCCTACCAACTCTATTATCGAAAGAGAAAGAGCAATTGCATGGTTCTTTGCATCAGTCGGGGTTACTGCCGAAGACTTCCATGCAGTATGTGATTATGCAGGAGTTAATCCTGTGTACATGAGAGAGTTTGCTTTCAAGGTTCTCAAGTCAGGAGAAGTTGAGTACGTTAGAAAAAGAATTAATGCTGTTTTAGGACATGAATAGTATTGTAATCTTACCTTGATTGTGATACAATTCTAAGTTCCAACCCAGTTCAAGAAAGGGATATCAATGAACAATTTTTTACCTACAGATTATCAGAATTTTATTGCCTTGTCACGTTATGCTCGTTGGAAAGAAGACGAAGGCAGACGTGAGACATGGCCTGAAACAGTTGGCAGATACTTTGATTATATGTCTGACCATCTTAGCAAGAAACATAACTACAATCTAAAAGACGGACTACGTAAAGAGCTAGAAGAAGCAGTACTTACCCAGCAAATCATGCCTTCCATGAGAGCATTGATGACCTCTGGTCCTGCCCTAGACCGTTGCCATGTTGGTGGTTATAACTGTTCTTACATTCCTGTGGACAGCCCTCGTGCTTTTGACGAGTGTATGTACATCCTTATGTGTGGCACAGGCGTAGGCTTCTCAGTTGAACGCAACAACATTGACAAGCTTCCAATTGTAAATGAAACATTCCATGAAACAGATACAGTAATCAAGGTAGGTGACAGCCGCCCCGGTTGGGCTAAGTCTCTACGTGAATTGATTGCTATGCTGTATGCTGGACAAATTCCTAAGTGGGATGTATCAGAGGTACGTCCTGCAGGTGCAAGGCTAAAGACATTTGGTGGACGTGCATCAGGACCTGCCCCTCTGATTGACCTGTTTAATTTCTGTATTGATAAATTCAAGGCTGCAGCAGGACGTAGGCTCTATCCTATTGAGTGCCATGACCTGATGTGTAAGATTGGGGAAGTAGTAGTGGTAGGTGGTGTCAGACGTTCAGCCCTTATCAGTCTGTCCAATCTGAACGATGACCAGATGCGTCATGCAAAGACAGGTGAATGGTGGGATGAGCCAGACAAGAACATCAAGCGTGAAGGACAACGTGCTCTAGCAAATAACTCTGTGGCCTACAAAGAGAAGCCTCAGATGGGTACATTCATGCGTGAGTGGTTGTCTCTTTATGAATCACATTCAGGGGAACGTGGTATCTTCAATCGTGAATCTGCTAAGAGACAGGCAGCAAGTAATGGCAGACGTGACCCTGACCATCAGTTTGGTTGTAATCCTTGCTCAGAGATTATCCTACGTCCTTACCAGTTCTGTAACCTATCAGAAGTAGTTGTACGTGCTACGGATAACCTAGAGACATTGGAAAACAAGGTACGTTTAGCAACTATTCTTGGTACATTCCAAGCCACACTGACAGACTTTAAATATATTCGTAAAATCTGGAAGGACAACACAGAAGAAGAACGTCTTCTTGGTGTGTCTCTTACAGGGATTATGGATAACCAGTTGATGTCTGGTAAAAGCCCAATGCATGGTATGAATATCAAAAATATTCTTACTACTCTAAAAGACAAGGCTATTGAAACAAATGAAAAGATGGCTAAGTCTCTTGGCATACCACAGGCTGCAGCTATTACCTGTGTTAAACCTTCAGGTACAGTATCTCAGCTAGTTGATAGTGCATCTGGTATTCATTCACGTCACAACCCTTACTACATTCGTACTGTACGTGGTGACAACAAAGACCCTATCACACAGTTTATGATTGCACAGGGTGTACCGAATGAACCAGATGTAGGTAAGCCTGATAGCACTACAGTATTCAGCTTCCCTATGGCTTCGCCAGCAGGTGCAGTATGTCGTACAGATATGACTGCAATTGAACAGCTTGAGTTGTGGTTGTTATACCAGAAGTATTGGTGTGAACACAAACCATCTGTAACTATCTCTGTCAAAGAACATGAGTGGTTAGAGGTTGGCTCGTGGGTATATGAAAACTTTGATGACGTATCTGGTATCAGCTTCCTACCATTTAGTGAGCACACATACCAGCAAGCACCTTATCAGGACATCACAAGCATAGAGTATGATAAGGCAATGGAAAAGATGCCAGCTAAGATTGATTGGTCTTTACTCTCAGAGTTTGAGAAGGAAGACACTACATCAGGTGGACGTGAGTTGGCTTGTACGGCTGGTGTGTGTGAGGTTGTTGACCTGACTGCAGCGTAGAGTTATGCTGGTACTTTCCATAGACCCTTTAAATCAAGAGGCCACTTGTGGTAGGGATAGGCCGGGAAAGCTAAGAGAATGGATGTGTGACTGCCAGCACCTTTAAGGAGAAAAAATGAGTAACATTGTCAACATACCACCATGTAAAGTATGGGTAAGAAAAGAATATCTAACAGACCATCAATCTGGACATGGTGAATTTGTAGAGGGATACTGGGTAACGGCAAAGTCGTTGCCCGGTAGAACTTTTTATTTTGAAACCTACCTTCCTACATATGCAGCTATGTACGATAAACTTCCTATCTCTGCCTTTGTTTCAGAGCCTGAGACACCTACCCCTGACCTTCCTCTGGACGAGCTACAGTTCTGGAACTGCATGGACTATGGGGTAACTGCCATTGAGAAACAATTCATAGGTTCTATGGGCTTCCAAGCTCGAACAAAGAGGCATGGAATGATAGGCGGTAAATATCTTTTTACACTGGACAATCTACATGAGAACATTCAACAAGTAGATTGTAACGTAAGTGAAGTTCCACAAGAACATAAATCATTTAACTGTCTTGAACTTGAGAACGGTCAGTATTGTCTTTACCCTAACAACAGAATGAGAATATATGATGTATCTCTTTCACCTAAAGATGTTAAGATACCAGACTTTAAAGTATCTACAGAATATTATGAAGTAGAAAATCCTTTCTCAGATTGGGGAACATTGGGAGACAGTGAAGAATACTTTTGGAAAACGGAGAATGAAAGTGATTGAGTGTAGTGGATTAGACTTGTTGTGGTGGCAGTGGTGGATATTAATAATGATTACTGTAAACACTGCTCTTAACCTTATAGTATTCTTTAAACATAGGTTTAGAAAAAAAGATTGACAACTATAGGTTGGTAAAGTATAATTATAATAATTGTAATTGAAAGGAGTATATGATGGAAGATTTATCAATGCTTGAACAAGAAATTAAAGATACTGAAGCACATTTAATGGAGCTTAAAAAACAGTATCGTGAAAAGAAAACAGCAGGTCTTCGTGCAGCTATTGAGGCACGACAAGAAGCTGACAAACTAATTCGTGAAGAAATGAAGAGCTTGGGGTACACTAGTTCTTTTCAATTGTTTAGGTAATACTATGTTTATAGAAAAAAGACCAGTAATTTATGTAGGATATGATTCAAGGGAGCATGAAGCTTATGAAGTATTACGTAAATCAATTCAAAGATACAATACAAAGTATGACATCATACCTCTCGTACAACCAGCCCTTCGTAGAGCAGGTTTGTATAGGCGTACTATTCGCTTTGACAGTAACGCTGAGTCTATTACTAGGATAGACGAGTTTGATGGCAGACCATTTAGTTCTGACTTTACCTTCACACGTTTCCTAGTTCCTGCCCTTAATCAGTATGACGGTCTTGCATTGTTTATGGATGCAGATATGTTTGTACGTTGGGATATTGAGGAACTATTTAATACCTATGGTAAACGTGAAGAGTACGCTGTTCAGGTAGTTAAACATAACTATAGACCTAATGAAGGTTTAAAGATGGATGGACAAGTACAGCAAAACTATAATCGTAAGAACTGGTCTAGCTTTGTTCTATGGAATTGTTCACATCCTTCTAATCTAAATCTAACTGTAGATGATGTAAACACAAAGTCAGGTAGCTGGTTACATAGTTTTTCTTGGTTGTCTAATGACGAGATTGGTTCTATTGAACCAGAGTGGAATTGGCTAGATGGCTGGTCACCAGAAAACATCTTACCTAAAAATGTACACTTTACCACAGGTGGTCCTTGGTTTGAGGATTGGGAAGGTAAACGTAAATCAGATACTGAATATGCTGGTGAATGGCAAGCCTTTAAAAGCAAAGTGTTTATGGATAAACTAGTAGGAGAAGTATTATAATGTATGTATTTGTAACCTCATTTAGTGAGAGTGGCTACCATCAGTATGCCAAGAATATGCTGGAAAGTGTAGTAGAAAAGTGGAATCCAAAACACTTTAAGCTTTATGCTTACTATCATGACTTTGATATTAACTCTGTTGATGCACCACAGGCTGAGTCAATTGAGTATCGTAACCTTAATGACATTCAGGAGATGGTTCAGTATCGTGAACGCATGAAGACTTATGATGGTACTCATGGTGGAACTCAGCCATATAACTGGCGGCTTGATGCAATCAAATGGTGTCATAAGGTATATGCTTTGTCTGACCTTGCATTTGAAATGATGGAAGAAGAAGCTTATGACGAAAGCAACTGGATGATTTGGTTGGATGCAGACACAGTAACTACCAAAAGGTTGGACGTAAAACAATTTCCTAAATGGTTGCCAGATAAGGCAGACCTTGTACACCTTGGCAGAAAGGATGCAGACTACAGTGAAACAAGTTTTCTTGGATTTAATCTCTCTTCTCATAATACTTGTAGCATTATTGCTGATTTCCGTGGGGCATACACTATCGGAGAAACCATTGCGTATAGAGAGTGGCATGACGGATTCATTTTTGAGCGACTCCTCAACATCTACAAAGCCCACGGAATGGTCACAAAAAATCTATCTGAACACGCCAAAGGATTAGCAGCATTTTCTCAGTCACCTTTGTCTGAATACTTTAACCACTACAAGGGCAATCTAAAAAAGAAACTAAGTAGTACAGAAGTAGCCCCTGACGTGACAGGACCTAAGAGGTACAAGCAACTTGCAGACATAGTGCGTTTCTACAAGCCTAGTACTATCTTAGAAACTGGTACGTGGAACGGTGGACGTGCAATTGAAATGGCTCTTGCTGCATTTGAACATACAGACAAAGTACATTACATTGGCTTTGATTTGTTTCAGGATGCAACAGAGCAATCAGATGAATATGAAATGAATAGTAAAGCACACAATATGATAGAAGCTGTTGATAAAAGGTTGGATGATTTTTCTTATCGTATGGCTAAAACTAATAAATTCTTTTCTTTTGAATTACACAAAGGAGACAGTAAGAAAACTGTTCCTGCTTGTAAGAAACTTAAAGAAGCAGACTTTGCTTATATAGATGGTGGACATTCTTATGAGACAGTGAAAGCAGATTGGGAAAATGTAAAAGACCATATCCCTGTTGTTGTTTTTGATGATTACTTCTCTAAAGATAAGAATGGTAATCTTCCAAAAGAAGAACATCTTGGTGTTAATAAACTTATGTCGGAGATTGAAGCTTATGGAAAGGTGGTATTGCCTAGTTCTGACGGGGTTCTTGGTGGTGGCATTACACATCTTTGTTTTGTAGCCAACAAAAAAGGACTACCCAAATTACCAGATGAATTAACTCGTGTACCTATTGTGGTTACACCTAGAGATTCAAGACCAAAGGACGAGATAATTAATAATGTAAAAGAAAATAAAAAATTAATTAAAGACTTTGATTGGATTAAAACAAGTAAAGTTAATGACGAAACTGCAATCATTGTCTCTGGTGGTGAAGTAGATTACAAAAAGCTAAAGGAACGTATCAAGGCAACTAACAATAAAGTATTCTGTGTTAAGCACAGCTATCCTAAACTTATTGCTAATGGTATTAAACCTTTTGCTTGTGTAATCTTAGACCCAAGACACATTGATGGTACAAGTACTCATGGAATAGTACGTAAAGATTTATTTAAGAAAGTAGACAAACAGACAATATTCCTTGTTGCTTCTATGACTGACCCTTCTGTTACTAAGCATCTTCTTAGCAAGGGTGCAAGAGTAAAAGGATGGCAAGCATACTCAGATGCTCTTCGTGACATGGAAGTAAAGGACAAGATTGTAGTGGATAAGGAAACAGGTATTGACGAGGGTTCTACTCTTATTACTGGTGGTACTTGTGCAGCAATGAGAACACTTGCCATTGGTCATACACTAGGGTTTAGAAACTTTGAACTGTTTGGTTTTGATTGTTCTGTTCCAGAAGTTACAGAAGAAATGAAGAAAGAAACTACAGACACAGAACAGAATAAACCTAAGTACATGAAGGTAGAATTAAATAATAAAAACTTCTGGACTACAGGTGAGTTACTTGCTATGGCACAGGATTGTGAGAAACTATTTGACCAGATGGAGATTGACATGGGTGTAATCTTCCACGGTGAGAATACACTGTGCTCAGAAGTATGGAAGTCTTCTAAGAGAGGACAGGAAAAACATTACTCAGAGTTGTTGAATGTCGCAGCTTAATGATAAACAAGAGCAGTTTTGCCAGAACTATGTCCTCAGTCGAAATGCTACGAAAGCGGCAAAGGCTGCAGGATATAGTGAGGCATCTGCCTATAACCAAGGTCATAGACTTTTACAAGAAGAACGAATACAGGAAAGGCTTAAAGAACTCACAAATGAAATGACCACAAATGTTGATGTGGTCAGTGAGATTGAAAAACAATATGAAGTAGCCCGTAATGGTGGACATGGTACAACAGCTTTGAAAGCTTTAGAGTTGTTGTCTCGTGTACGTGGTAACAATGCAGATGTAGAAGAACAGACAACAGAAAGTCTGGAAGAAGACATCAAAGGTATTATGCAAGCACTAGGATTTGAACAGTGCTTTCTTCTTTTTGCAGAAGCATTTCCAGATGAATTTAATGATGGTGAGGAAGAAGAAGAATTACTTCTTACCGAAGAACTTGGTAGCACTACGGACACCGAAGCTGGCAGCAACGATGATGCCTAAACTGTACTGATACCACTCAGGCATTGCTTCTAGTTGAGCAAATCCATTAGCTACTAAATCTTCCATACCCGGAATGAAAGCAAGAATCAATGGGATTGAAAACAGAATAGTAAGCCATTCGTCTTTCCATGACGTATGACTTCCCTTTGCCATTTCCAAATCCCAATCGATTTCTCCAGTGGCTTTTTTTTCCATAATAGTAGCTTCAGCTTTTGCTTTGGCTACCTTTGCTTCCGCATTTGCTTTTGTCTTTTCTACTGAACCTTTTAGCCAAGTACCTGCTAATTCTGCAATTGGACCAACGAGAAGGTTTAACATAGTTGTCTCCCGATATTTCTAAAACTTTACCTAACATTACTGAGGTGGTATTTCATTTTTAATTAATATGCCTTGCCATGATGAAGACACAAAGTTATTACTGCTTCCCACACTAATCGCACGAGATTCAATATCAGTTTTTTCTGGTATTCGTAGTGGATATGAAAACTTATCAATAAAAGTATTAGACTGTAATACAATTCTAAGTTGTTCACGGAAAACATTTGTTCCAAAATTTCTTTGTAAAAATCTAACTTGTACATAAGAGTTTGCCTGTGAAACTGCAGAAGTAAAGTTAATGTCATCAAGATATAAAGTATATCCAGCAGGTACTGTATAAACAGCCATTTCTGTTTGACCTGCACCTAAAGGAATAGAAGCATAAATAGTACCTGTAGGAACACCAGCACTTGC